ATTGCGCATAATCTTTGCGGGCCTCAAATTGTGCGCGCTGCTGAACATGACGCGCCGCCTCAATCCGAGCGGCTTCAAGGCTGAGCTCAACACCCGCCGCCTTAGCCTTATTGACCAATTTGAAGGCAATCTCTTCTGTCTTAGCCGCCTCTTGTGTGCGCGCAGCCTGCTGTGTGGTCAGGTCTAACTGTGCCCGATATTGCGCAAGGGCCATCTCGCCTTTTGTCAGTGCGCTCGTAACCCGCTGATCGTCAACACGGCCCCAATCCTGGATACGGGCGCGAATAGCCTCAACATTGCCCTCTGCCACCTTAACACGGCCTGCCCACTCAGTGGTTTCATCGCCGCTCGCTTGAAGCGCGTCTTTGACCCTGCCCAGAGCAATCGTATAGCCGCCGCCAAATTTGCGGGCCTCTAAATCAGGGTCTCCTAATAAATCTAATGCTGCGGCTTCCTCTTGGGTAAGGCGAATAGTCTGCAGCACATTTTCAAGCTCAGCTTTAGCCGTGGCCGCGCCAGAAATAAGACTTCCAAATGTCCCGCCGCTCGCAACACCGCTGGCCCGAAGAACCTCTGTGCCCATAAACGGCGCAATGCGGGCCCCAACAGACTCGCGCGCCGCCGCAATCTCATCACGCTGCGCCTTGACCTTTTCGCGAATAGCCTCAGCTTCCAGTAATTTAGCCGACGCATTATCGCGGGTAATTGACGCCATGCCCTGAGACGCCGTGTCCAGCTGCTGTATCAGATCCAATTCTGCCGCGCCGTCTTCCAGCTTGGCCGCTGTCGCCTCGCCGTAAAGCTTCATCGCATAGGTCAGCGCCGTAATACCCACCAAAGCTACGCCCAAAGGCCCGCCAAGAAACCCCATGGCCGCGCCGAGTCCCCGCGTTGCAATAGCCATACGGCCTGTGGCAGCTGTCGCCGCAGTTCGCGCCGCTGTCACGCGAGTCGCTGCCAGAGCCGCCGCGTTCTCAGCTTGTGTCAATTTAACAGTCGCAATGGTCGCAGCAACTTTCGTCTGAGTGCTCGCAAGCTGCATTTGCCTCTGATAGACAAGAGCTTTGGCTTTAACAGCTGATGCATTGGCAGCGGCCAATTCAGCTTGTGTCGCCTGAAGGGTTGCCGCCTGAGCGGCCTTTACGGCGACTGTCTTCTCGGTCAATCTGGCACTAGCAAGGCTCAACCATTTAGCGAATTTAACGCCAACGACACCCAGCACTCCGGCTCTTAGCAAATCTATATTACGTGTCAGAAATACCAGAGCATCCCCGCCCAGAGCCGCGCCCTGACCAATAGCGTTAAACAACTCCTTGGCATCCTCTCGAAAGGCAGGGTCAGCCAGCACTTCACGCAGGCTATGTATGCCCTCAATAAGCCCGTCCATAAAGCCCGCCCCGGCCACATCGACCTGAAAGTCAAAGAGGTCATTTTTCAGGCGTTCAATCTCTCGCGCCGGCTTCGCAATGGCCTCGCCTAAGCTATCCCCGAATTCAGATCTTAATTGCGCCGCGAATTTTGGTAGAAAGTCTTCCGCTAATATCTCGCCGCTCTCCAGCATCTTGCCAAGCTCTTGCGTGGTAACACCCATAGAGCGCGCCGCTATTTCGAACGCGCCTGGCAAACGCTCACCCAGCTGACCTCTCAACTCTTCAGAGGACACGACGCCTTTTGAAATCATCTGCTCAATCGCCGTTAAAGCGCCCTCAAGCTCAGCTTGTGAGCGCCCTAAAACAACGCCAGCCTCCGCAACACCAAGCCAGATATCGCGAACGCCCTGACCTGCCAGAGCCGTCCCGTCAGCGGCAGCGGCCGTCCGCGCGAAACTCGCCGCATTACCTTCAAAATTGATACCAAGCCGTTCTGACTCTTGACTTAGAAACGCTAGCTCAGCCTTTACGCCCGCGGCTGAGCCTGCAGCCTTTAGCAAGGTGCTATCTATACCATCCATCGTAACGGAGGCATTGATCAACGCGCCAGCCGAAAACCCAGCGGCTAAACCGCCAAGCGCCGCCGTCAGCATAACTGCCGCGCGGCGTCCAGCCATCATAGCTTTGGCGTGACCCTCTTGCTGGATATCAGCCCGCGCAGCCGCCTCACCTGCGCCGAGCGTCTCTGTTTTCACACCCGATAGCGCCGCCTTGGCCTGACGCGAGGTCAGGACAACAGACCGGCCATCTGCCGTTAGCAGGATATGCGCGCGCATATCACTCATAGAACATTCCGATAAGTTAAGGCCTCATCTTCAGCTAATCGTAACAATGAAAAATCACGTGCAGACACAGTTAGGCCCATAAGCTGCGCGGTTGGCTGAACAGCACTGTAATCAATTCCAGTATATCTAATGACCGCTTTGCTCATGGTACTCAGCGCCTCTGTTCGCCATTGTGTTTTCAAGGCCACCAAAAGCTCGATGGCCGTGACGTTATCAGGATGAATATTTATATCCTCCCCGCGTTCTGGTGGCGTCAAAGCTTCAATCTGCGCAGATGAAATACCGGCGCGTTTCAAATCCTCGACCACAGAACTATTGCCGCCGCGCCGCCCATAAAGAGCGGCCACGACGGCCTTTAGTTTTTTTCCACTACCCCTGTATGAAATGAGAAATAGCTGCGGATGAGACCCATCTTGATATATTCAAGACTGCACAAAGCCTTCAGAGCGCTCACGCTATAGCTCACATCTTCAGCCTTACCGCTCGCGTCCAACTGCTTAAGCTTTTTGATATCGACAATGACCTCTTCAAGAAACGCAAGGGCTGTGTCTGGCGCTAAAAGAATCGCCATGACAGGCCCCATCTTTCGCACGGCGCTCTCAGCCTCAGCTGTGAGCTCAGCAACTTCCGCAACAGCCTCTTTGAAAAACCGTTCTTTATCCTCAGGGCTAATCTGCGCAAAGCGCGTGGCGATCTCCCTTGACTCCAACTTGCCGCCATCAACCGGCACATCAACTTTAGTTGGCCAATCCGCTTCAAAACGCTGGCCATCTGCCGGCATGACAAAATTCTTTCCCATATGCTTCAGCTCCTTAGGGGTAGATTTAAAAGGGTAAAATGGCGGGCATCGAGCGCCCGCCTTTAACGTCAAAAATGAGGCTTATTTTAAGACCAACTTAAGGTCATCATCACCGGAACCGGTTGCCACAATATTCAGATCCAGCTCCCACGTCGCATCGCCTTCATCCACGCCTTCACTGACGCCAACAATTTGAACCTGCCCAGCGGTCAGCTCGACAATGTCGCCAGCCGCAACACCGTGCTGCAGAACAAGGGCTGAAAGCGTGTGATTTTTCATCAGGCTTTCAGGGTCAAAATTAGCCAATGTGCGCTGCAATACAGTTAGCTTACCGCTATAATTACGCCGATCAGATATCCGCACTTCTTCCTGATTAGGCACATCGCGGTGCTTCACATTACCAGGCGGGCTGATATCCAATGACATCAAAGCCAACGCCGTACCGCCAAACGTAAATACAGGTGTGTTTTTATTGGTGACCACAATAGGCGTCTGGGTTGTTGTCAGATTAGGCGCAGGCGGCTGCTCACCATCCTCACCTTCAGCATAAAGCGCCATCCCATCACAGACCAAATAAGCAATCTCGCCTTTCTTAAACATAAAGCCAGCACTGCCCCGATAACCTAGCAATTTACGCAGGCGGTCGCCTTTATAGAAATAAATGGAGGCTGACTCAACACTGCTTGAAACCAGATTATGCGTACAGGATGTTCCAGCCGACAAAACGGTGTTAAATTGGTGCGCGCGAATAGTTGTAGAATAGGCCGCAGCTTCGCCTGCTGTGCCCGACCCTGTCAACGGCACCTTAAAACTGACTTTAGCCGACATAGCGCCTATAGCATCTTCAGTTCCGCCCAGACCTAAGCGATCAATATTGCGTGTTTGTTTTTCAACATTTGCCGCCTCAAGTTTAAACTCTTCAGTCAGCAGAACATCTGTACCGGCAGTCGGCAGGATATCCGTGCCATAGGTCGCCTCTATGCCGACAAATACGGCCTTTTCAATTTCAAATAAGCTCTCTACATTCGCCACGGCTTAACCCTCCTTCTTTTTCTGTTGAGACGCAGCTTTAGAAGCTGGCGCATTTTCGGCAGGCTTGGCTGGCTTAACGCCCGGCCCCTGCGTTTGAACGGCACGGCCATTCTTGATTTCAAAAACACCGCCGCTGCGGGGCATCTTTGTTTTGGGTTTGTCTGTCATGACTGACCTCCTATGTTTTCGACAAATTCCTGCGTGATAAAACTCAGCTCAAACCAAGCGGTTGAGGTTTTGCGGTCCAGCCCCATGATGCGGGCCCCGCCATATTCAATAGGTGTCTGGGTGCCAGGCAGCTGATAACCCAGCAGCGCGTCAAACACGCCCTGGCGAACATCATCATATCCCTCAACGCCCCTCGCGCCTGCCCCCCCTGAATTCATAAAGCCGATGATCACACCAAAGCGCACAGCCACAAGTTGGCGCACAGCCCCGTTACTTTTACTGGGCGCAGCACGTTCACCCAGCGGCACGACATAGCCAGTTGGGGATTTCTTAATGCGCCCATCCGACAGTCCGATATACCCAGCAGCTCCGTCCACATGGACAAGCCCGGTCTCGCTCGCCTTAAGGCGCGATATGACATCCGCATGTTTCATCCGAACGCCCCGCCCGCAAAGGACTCGTCCCAATAGTCTGATACGATATCCATATTGTCCCGCTCATCTTCAGCTGACAGGCCCAGATAAGGTCTTGCAGGTAAGGTGACAGAGAGGCCCCGCCCCGCCTGTCCGCCGGCTTGATGGATAGCCGCATAGATGACGTTGGTGCCAATCTGAACGGCCCGCGCACTCGGCTCCCATGTCAGAGATTGCTTAAGCGCGGCGCTCTTAACCAGAGTCTTGGCCTGCCCCTGCGCCTGCAGCACACGCTCTGAAGGCGGCCATGCATTACCGTCAGGCCCTATATTGCTCGTAAACCGCGCGACAGTCTGGTCATGTATTGAGCGCCCCAGACGGTCCATAAGAGGCGTCATATCGCTATAGCGCGCAGCAAGTTGCTGGAACTTCCGGCTCATGCCAAAATCACTATATTCAAATTTCAGATTAAGACCGCTCACAGGAAGCCCTCCGTATTCAGAGAGCTTTTAAAAGCTTTACGCGCGGCATAATCACTTTGTGAGCCGTCTTCATGAGGCTTTTCATCACCAATTAACGCGGCATCAGACAGCGTCATAATGCCTTTAGAGACTTGCACAAGAAAGGCCCGCGCATCCTTCACGCGCGCCATCAAGTCTTCAGACGGATTTGGATCCAAATGAAATTGCGCAATATCAACGGCAACACGGCGCAGGCGGCGCGGCACAGGCTCCATGGGCAGCTTGTACCGCCCGCCGACAGCCGAGTCGATTTCCGCCGCCGCATCAAGCAGCGCTTCTGTCACAACCGCCTCATCAACAACACCATCATCATTGCGATCGGCGATCAACAATAAGCGAGGCTCGCCAATGGCGGCGGTGATATCTGACAAGACAGCATACATGGACGTGCGAGCTCCTAATCTTCCGGTGTCGGATCAGAGAGCAATGTGTGGCGGATTTGGTCGCCAACCTTTGCGCTCACGCGAATAAGATTGCCGTCGGCTGGCAAGGACGCACCCAAACGGTCAGTTGTGTGGAAAGCTACCGTGACAAAACTTTCGCGAACGCCTAACTTAAGCGCCATACGGCGGCGAATTTCAGCCGCCCAACCCGGCCAATAGAGCTGATCGTCAATATTCCCCAAGGGATGCGAGACGGCCTCTGACAGACTTTCAGAAAAAGCGGCCTCAATCTCATCAGCAAACATGATGACCTTAAGCACTTGCCCCTTATGACCCAAAATAGCCTGAGCTTGTGCACCTGACGCGGCAGACTGATCAGCCTTGGAGGCCTGTTTTTTTGGCCCGGACTTTGCGGCATTAGTAGGCTTAGCGGCCGTCGCCGGCTTCGGCGCAGGCTTAGACGCAGCGGCAAGCGGAGAATGTCCACTTGGTTGCGCCGTGACAGGCGCTGTCTTTTGTGTCTTTTTTGGCATTTGTCAGTCCTTTGCAAATCAAGAGTCTAAAAAAGCCGCCGCACGTGGCAGCGGCTTTCAATTATTTATGTGAGCAGGGTTAACCCGCATTCTCAATGAAGAAGCCTGCACCTTTGGCCGAGACAACCTCGCCAACACTTTCGCCGACCTTAACTTCGACGCCGCCGCGAAGGCCGATATTGGCAACTTCCCTTTGGCCTGTGACCCAGCTGCCAAATTGCGGTGTGAAGCCCCATGTGAGAATTTCATCAGTCCCGTCAAACATCTCAGCAATATGCAAGAGCGCAATATTATTACCCCATGTGCGCGTCATTTGAGCCGCGCGATTAGGTTTGGCGATATTGACGAATGCATCACCGACATAAAGGCCTTGCAGCTCAAACAGATCCATGACCGCCTGGCGCGTTGCCGCGCCCGCATCGCCGTCATTACCATGCGCGGCCTTGACAACAGATGGATTGGTGCGGAATTTCGTCCAAGCTGTTTGACCGAAAACAGCCACATTAGGGCGAACCAGCGGCGTCTCAAGATATTCAAGAATAGAGCCAATGGGATTAACACCAGCCGCGCCATAACGCGCGGCGGCCGCTAAAGAGACCTTATGATCATAATTGGCATTATTGAAAACCTTATCCGCTACACGCACTTCACGGTCCAGATGAATCAAGCTGGTCAACTTGGCCGTTGCGCGCCCAACCGCGCTTGGCAGACCTTCACCCGCTGTCTCAGCGGCATCATCATTGGGAATAATATCGCGCAGGCCATAATCTTTTGCCACGCCTGGAACTTTCTCAGAGCCAAATGAGGCCATATTAAGCTCAGACTTACGCCCGACCTGCGTATCAGGAACTGTAAAGCCCTCACGCTTATCGAAAACATTATACTCAAAATTCTTTTTGCGCACTGGCACACGCGGCATCACCTGATCAGCAATCAGAGATTTGTTTTTATAACCGATAGCAACAGCCAATTGCTCCGGTGTCGTTTGGTATGGATTTTTTGACATGTCGTGTCCTTCGGTTAGGTCAAAATGGATTGGTCAGCAGAGCGGGCTTCAGTCGCATCAAATGAGAGGGCAGCGCGGCCTAGGTCGCGCCGGTAAGAATAGAGGGTGATAATTGCACGGCGCCCATGTCATCGGCCTCGCCGGCCATAGCCGCAAAACCCACAATGCCTGCGTGAACGCCCGCAGCTGGAGCCGCAACAATAGCCTTGCCGCTCGCATCCGAGGTCAAAGGATCCCCAATCGCGACATTGCCGCCATAAATGACCGGCACGACACCAAGGGCATGAATATCCGCCCGCTCGCCAATGGCCACGTCCCCGCCCTTATCAGAGACGCCGGCCAGAAATCCGGTTTCCCCGGCCCCAGCCAGAGCGACCTCCGTATCAGAGCTTCGCGTAACAATGAGAGCTGCGCCAATCGCCGTTAAGGCTGTGAGCGCTAAAGTGAGTTTTGAGTATTCCATGAAATCTATCCTAGTTATGAACGAAATTGAGAGGAAGACGCAGCCCTAAGCCGCCGTCTTATTTTGATTGGAAACCTGTGCAACAGCCTGCGGAATGGAGATTGTCACCCCGGCATCGGCCTGCTGCTTCTGGAAGGCGACCGCGTCAGCCGCGAGGTCTTGAGCCGTTTTTGAAGACCCAGCGTCATCCGCACCCTCACCATCATCAACGCTGACAGCTGAGAAATTGATCAGCGGCGACGCGCCGCCAATCAGCTCGCGGAAATAATCACGCGGCGATTTTGACACTTTTTCGCCATCAGCTTGCGCAAACTCAAAGGGCGCATCATGTGGCAATGCGGCCATGAATTCGACCATCCCAGACTTTAGGGCCGGCGTGACCTTGCCAGCCGTCTCAAGCGCCTCAACCAGAACCAAGTCTTCAGCGCGGCGCGTGGCAGCCAAAATCTGCGCAAATTCATGCCTATCAGCCTCAAGCTTTTTGCGCTGCGCGTCCAAATCAGACTGCGAGAAGTCAACGCCTTGCGCCGCAGCGGCGGCAGGCGAGGCCAGTAAAGCCGCTGCTGCAGCCGTTGTCTTAGTCGTTTTATGCATAATATCCTCTTGAGGTTCGGGTGTTGAAAATTCTGAAGCTAAGGCGCGGCCCATGCCAGGCACACTAAAGAGCCGGCGCACACCGCTGATAATCCACTGCACAGCCGAGAGAACATCTTCTGCGCTCTCCAGCGGGGATTGAAATTCATAGGCATCTTTCGCCGCCGAGAACTCGACAGCCTTAAGTCCTGAAATCGCGGGAGCCTGCGCCCCTAGAAAGCCAATATGGCGCGGATAATATCCGCCGGGAACGGGGTTGGCTGGATCGGCAGGGCCATAAAGCGAGATGGATCTGTTTTTAAAGCGGCCATCCTGCACCATCTGCGAGAACTGCGCTTCCACCTGCGCCGGATGTGCAATCAGATTTTCGCCCTCAACAGTGAACTTCTCGGCCCAGCCATAGGCGGGTGCGTCTGCCTTCGGATGACCAACAACCAATGGTGCGCCCGCAGACTGCGCATTAAAATTGCTGGCAATATAGCTCAAGTCATCAGCCGTGATAACAACCTCACGGCCCTTGCTGTCAGTATGGGTACCGGTTGTGAATACTTCGAAGGGCTTCATAAGGTCTTCTCATTTTTGTGTTGAAACCCATCTTGGTTTCGCTCTATGAGTGGATTAGGCGCTCCCATTCACCCCACGCACCCGGAACCGGGTTCCGGGTGCGAGCGTTTAAGCCCTTTAAATACAGCCCATATTGTGGTCGAAAGATCGCGGCTTCAGGTGAAAACCGTCCTTTTTGAATGCAAATTCGAAGATGGACGGTTTTCTATGACCAAAAATACGTCCATGCGGCCTCGAAACCCCCGTTTAACGGCGTTTAAGGATTTTTTCGCTAACTGTAATCATCAACAGGCCCGAAACGGGCTGTACGGGCGTCTATGAGCCTCTTGATTTATTGTAAAAGACGCTGTAACTATGAAATTGGCCCTGTTGGTGGGACCTCGCAGGATTTTTAAACGCAGTTTAAAACTTACTCTTGGCTCAAACCACCCTCAGGGCCATCTTCCAAACCCTCTTTATTTTGCCGATATTTCAGTCCCGGCTTTTGGTAAACCAAAGTCCCCATGCGAATATGAGTGGCCGCATATCTTTGCCGACCGCTGCGAGAATCATCGACCTGAAAGCCTGTCACAGGCTCCCACAGATTTTTGGTCTCGTTAAAAACAGCGAAAACCGGAACGGCCTCCCCGTCAACGTCCCACATCACAAAACTAATCCGCGAGAGCTCAACCTCGCCGCTCGCCGATCGCCCTACGTGATACCATATCTCTTGCGGGTCTTTAATCGTTGCGGCGACAAGCGGCAAATAGGCTTTTCGTCCGCGCTTGCTAATCTTAAATTGGCCTGTTCGGCTATGACGAAACAGATCATCTGATATCATCAATACGCCTTGCGCCGGATCACGCCAAAGCGGGGTTTCAAATTCTTCTAAGAAAATGCCTATAGCCGCCATGTCATCAACCGTCTCGTCCAGCAACATATCTGCGCTTGCTATACGAGGCTGCGGAAATGGCAAAACTGACGTGCCTGGCACAAGACTAGGCCCGCGCGGCAGAGCGCTCACGGGATGTCCCGGCAGGCCCGGCGTCAAGGGGCGCAGCCGCGCCTGACCCACATTATAGGCAAAGGCTGGATTAACAGCGGCGGGTGCCCGCACAATCTGCCCGGTGCGCGAATTCTTAAATGACTTAAGCTTGGTCGCGCTCATCAATGCCAATTCAGTATCTGTCGTTGGCTTAAGGCCCATTTTCTCTAACTGGCGGTCTGACAACTGACGCACAATACAGCGGCAATTCCAGCCATTAGGGGGATAGAAGGTTTTCCAAAAGGGATCATCAACGCGCCGAATAACCCTGTTAAGCTGTCTATGGGCATGGCGCACACGGCCATCACCAGCATCGACATACATCAACCAGGGCGCACTGTCCTTTGTGCGCTCGATCTGCTCCCACCGGCCCACAGCACGGGCTGTTGTTAGATTCGTCCGATAAATCGTGCGCAGGCGGCGCGGCGTACCCAGCTCACTACGCTTAATCTCGCCGGTCAGTGGATCAGTTGTCTCTTTAAAGCCCCACCAACCTTGCTTTTGGAGCAAAGGCCGCACACGCTTGATAAATTCAGCTTGGGTAATGCCCTCGCTTAAGGCCTGTTCAAGCCCCTCATAAAGGACGGTTAAAACCTCTTTACGCATCGCCTTGGCGACAACAAAGGCGGCGGCATGTTCCTGCTGCCACATATCCAGCCAGCTATAGGAAAATCGTGCGCCCAGCGTTTTAGCTTTAAAATAAGCCAAGGCCTCACGCGGCGGAAGCGGCGTGAAATCAATATCATCGCTGACCGCAAAATCATGAGAGGGCTCAGAGCTGGCAAAATATCTGCGAATGGCGTCAGTCAACGCGCCCATGACGTTAAGCCCGCTCCTCAGGCTCAATCACAGCGCGGCCATGCAGCCTCGCATTAAACCCGGCCTGAGCTAATCGCGTGGCAAATGCATCTGTCTCAGGCACGGCCATCAGCTGCAGCAAAGCAGCTTTGCCATCTTCCAATGTCTCAGCTGACATTAAGGCCTGTTCAAACTCGGCAATCATAGCCTCTGTCTCATCTTCAAGAGCGACATAGTGATCCTGACCGCCTAGGAAATTATCAACGGCTGAAAAGCTGCCGCCTTGTGAAAATTCGGCAGGGTCTCCGGCAGGCAGAGCCTCTGAGGCTTTTTCTGGGGGTTTTTCTGGGGCTTTTTGCGTGAGAACATAGCCGTCGCCATAAGTGTCCATAATGTGCTGCTCTGTTGGCAACACGCCCATCTGGTAAAGCTTATAGTCGCGCTCGACCTGTTTATCCAAATCCTCTGGCGGCTCTGTCTGGCGGCCAATCACAGGCGCTGTCGCAGCGGGGTAATTCCATTCCATAAGCCATTGCAGCGGCCCGCCCATAAAAGAGCCTGAGAGCAAGTCAGCATCGGCGGCTGTAATATTATCCATCACATTCTCATGGACCTGCGCCTGTGAATTAGAGGAACCATTATCCGTGGTCATTGTCTGCGACAACACAACCTTGGAAATCGCGGCGTCCATCACATCACATAATTTATCGTGATTACCGCCAACTTTAGACCCTGCCGTCAGCAGCTCAATCGACATGCCGTCAGGAATGGCAAGACCTGAAGCGGAGGCATAAGCAGCAACAGCATCCAGCAATGTGTCTTTTTCCTTCTGGGTCGCATTGGCTGGATATTTACCCAAAGCTGTAGGCGCGCCATATTTCTCAAGCGCCAGCGTCCAATAGCGAATTCCGTGCCGCTTGAAGAAGGTTGGCCAGTAACACCGAGAGCCCAAACCAATACCATAAGGGTTATCGTGATGATCAGACCCGCTCTCAAACGTCCAAAACTTCCGCTCTGGCATGACAATGCCGCCCGGATGTCCGATTTTCGTCAATCGCAATTGCCCCGTCTTGTCATAGCGAAAGCGCTTGGCCTTACGCACTTTAACATCCTCTATCAGCCAATGACGGCCGTCACGCGCATAAAGGCATTCGCCGACACCATATCCATAGAAAATACCATACATCATCTTGTTGCAGATATCGTCAAACTCCAAACCGCAAATCATGTCTCGAACAAAGTCAGCCGCCATTATGCTCTGCTTGTCCGTTGCCCCCGGCTCGACCTCGACCTTTTTCGCCAGCAGCGCTAAACGTCTTTGCTGAAAGGTAGAAAAAACCTGATCATCCTGAAGAACCTTCTCAAACAGCTCTAAGCCGCCGCCCTTAGCGGCCAGCACCAAGTCATCAGGATTGCTTTGCAGGATATTGGCAAAGCCATGACCGACATCACTCTTGCCGCCTGCAGCTGACGCTGTGCCAACGGCAGAAACTTCGCCCTGCGGTATGCTAAATTTACTAATGGATTTATCGGCCAGACGCTGACGAAAATCTCGTGTTCTAAAATTACTCACAGATAACCTCCAAAGTCTCCGCTGCGCACAACAGCGCCAAAGCCGACATCAACCTTTTCAAGGCCATCTTCAAAGCCGACACGTTTATGATCCACCTCGCCAAATTCTATCGGCGTAAAATCGAGCGTCGAAGCCCACTCCGCCAGAACGGCCGCAATGCCAGCATCACCATGGCGCTTCTGGCCGGAACCCTCTGAACGGCGCACGGTCGGCATACGGGCCACGCCATTGACCATTTCAAACATATAAATATCGGCAACGACTTCATCATCCATCGGGATAAAAAACATGCCATCTTCAAAAGCCGCTTTAAAGCCAGGCATATTCTCACGATACCACGCTGTGGAAAAGCGCACGGCCACAACACGTTCTTCGCCATATCTTTGGCGCGCCGCCTCAGCCAGATATTCACCATTGCCTGTTGCGTCCATAGCGCCTTTGCGAAAGCGCGGCAGATTATCGACCATAAAGAACAAAATCTGCTTTTGCTGATCATAGGGAATATTGCCCAATTCAATCGTAAAGGGCGTCGCTCGCTCTAGGCTTTTTCGGATAGATATAGGCCACATAACTGACAGGTCAGAACTTCGCGCAAAGTCAGACCCGAAACAATGCTCCTCGCGCGGGTTGAGCTTATCCAGCTGCGGCTTGAGATATTTCAGGCACCAATATTCACAGTCTTTAAAGCGCTCTTCAGGCGAGAGAAATGTAAATTCAGGAGGCTGACGCCAGCGCAAAACAGGGATATCTTTACGGCAGGCGCTCTCAATCAGCATACGCGACATAAAAGAGCCGCCCGAACTGGACGGTACACAGAACAATTCTTCTTCAACATTGTCTTTGTAGATACCGAAAATGGTTTGCAGCCATTTAATCTTACCCTCGCGGGTCGGCTCTTCATTGCGTCCATATTGCAAAGATTCGTAAAGCCCGTCAGCAACAGCATCCTCAAAATCATAACGCACCACAATACCGTCGCGCTGACCGGCCCGCACTTCATTGATATATTGGTTATAAATTGAGCTCACACCATTATGCGTTGAGATAATGCGCACATCACCATTTCGGATCAAAAACGCCCCTGCCGCCTTAACCAGCTCAGCAGGCTTATCCTGGAAAGCAAATTCATCGAGCACGGCGCGGCCTGAGCGCCCCCGAAAGGAGCGGGGCCGTGCTGAGAGCGCTTCGATTTTATTGCCTGACCCAAAGCTTATGCGGAAAACCTGAATATGATTATCCTCAGCCGCAGAGCCGGGCAGCGCCTTATCCGTGAAGATATACTCATCGACCCCCATACCAACAGCATTGATAGAGCGGGCAAAATCGGCGCAGGCATCAATATATTCACGTGCCATCTCTTTGGACGTTCCGACATAATTAACGTCATAGCCATATGGCGGCTGAGTGGCCGCTGTCATAACATCATCAGAGGCCTGTGCCCATGTCAGGCCCACACGCCGGGACTTTTCAGCAATGACCAAACCCACGCCGCGAGACTTGGCCAGATAGTTACGTTGCCCTTTGAGCAAGATACCCTCGCGCTCAACACGTGCCCGCATAAAGGCGAGATCACCTATGGGGTCACCATGCCGCGCAATCAGCCCGTCTAGGCGCGAGAGCTCTTGCTCCTCGCGCACTTCAGCATCAGGGGCGATATCAATCAAATCTTCCATCAGTGATCTATTTTCAGTAACTCTTGATAGAAAGTTTTAGCCGCATCAGCGGACAGCCCGCCCGACTTCTTAACCGTTTCAACCGCGCTATCGACCTCAGCCAAGACCCGCTTACGCTCTTCATCTTTAATCTTGGCCACGCGCCGGTCATCAATCTCAAGCGCGCTCATTGTGTCTTTTAGCGACTTGGACATATAGGCCACTTCTTGCGGCGATAAATCAGCCGCGCGGCCTGACAGGCTGGCCGCTGTCATTTTCATGGCAATAGACTGTAACATCTCAATCGCAATACGGCCCGTCTGGCTGTCATCCTCAGCCTCTGACAATTCACGGCCTAGAGCGCTTGCCATGATGCGCGTATTTTTAAGCTGCGTGGCGACGCTTTCCTGCGTCATCGTCCAGCGGCCAAGCGCAGACCGCGAGACCGCATCCTCTTCGCCGATTTCCTCCAGCCATGCCATGAGCTGGTCAAGCGAATAGCCATCCCCCTGCTTGCGCAGAATGACCTCGCGAACCTCTTCGCTCAGATTGGTATCAACGCTCGACTTGCGCGGCACTTAGCTTAGCCTCGGCTTTCTCACGCCCGGCTGCTTAATCTTACCCAGCGCCACATCTTCGCCGCGCTCGGTTAGCTTTACAATGCGGATGCCTTCGCCCAAAGTCTCTAGGGTCACAAGCCCATTTTCCTTCAGCCATTCGGTCAGGCTGCTGACCTGATCACGTGTCAGGCTGTGACCATACATCTGCAAAGACGCTTGCAACACACCCTCATTGGCGCGTGAGGCTTGCGAGTCTTCCAATGTGCGCAAAACACAAAGACGCTGATCGGCCTGAACGGCCTTGGCGTAATCCGTCATGATTTTTTACTCCGTAATGATTCGTCAACAACGCGCTTATGGTTTTCATCAGATTGGCGCATCATCGACTCGTGAATAAGCTCAACCGTGTGAGATATGATTTTCATCTCGCCGTTTTGTGAGGCGATACCGACCTTAAGCTCAGAAATATCTTTCTGGTTAGGTAAGTTCGCCAAATGCATATCAATGAGGGCCAGCTTTTTATCGGCTGCGGCCAAGCGCTCTTTATGGTTCTCGACAGTTAGAGCGTTTTCTTTGATGCGCCGCTCATTCCCATTGAAACGCTCATCCAGCTGCCCTTCGACCTTGCGGCTCGCGCTTTCAATTTTGCGTAGCAGCTCCTTATCAGCCGCGTTGCGCCTTTTTTCCTGCTCTTCTTCAGCCGCCTCAATCTTCTTGGTCTGCATTTTATCCCAGCGCCAGAGAAAGCCTGCAACACCAATAGCGATCGCAAATAAGAGCTTTGCGATATCCACAAAGAACTTGGTCAAATCTAGGTTAAATCCCTCCACAAGCCTACCCTTCCGCGTCTGATTGACAGGACACACATTTGCGCGCAGATGGCATCGCCTTACGCCGCGCGGCTGGAATGGGGTCATCACAGACTTCGCAGTCATCTAACCCCTCGCCCTGACTTTGCGAGTGCGCGGCCAAAGCCTTTTCGTGATGAAACGCGGCATAGCGCTGCGCATCGTCTCCATTGTCAGCCATAATGCGTTCTCAATTCGCGGGGTTTGGGAGGGGCGGCGCTAAGGCGCTGACCTCGATATCAGGGGTTGCAGATTGCGCGGTCATGATACCAATTTGGCCCCGCAAGCTTTGCGCGTAATTCATAAATTCGCCGATTTGCTGCTCTTTTACCTTGGAGCCATTAGAGCTGCCAAACCAGAAGTTCATGACCTGCGTGAGGGCGGTCGCAAGTGCGCCGATGAGCACATAGAGCACAGGGCGAGACGCCTCAGGAATTTCAAACAGAAACAGAAAGACAACAATTGACGCAAATGCGACCAATACAGCAACCGAAATATAGGCCGTTGCGCGGCTCTTGGTTTCTGCCGCCATATCCCGTGCAGACACACGGTCATCAATCTCAAGCTTTTTCGTCTTATAGCCAATATCAGCCAGATTGATTTCAAGCTCAGCCAGCTTGGACTTAAACTCAAATTCAGCCGCCTTCATCTTGGCCAGCGTTTCAGGGTTTTGGTTTGCCAGGATAAAGTCTGACAGCTGATCATCCGTCGCATCATCCTGCCCCAGCAAGACCTTGCCGAGCTGATAGGTGGCCATGCCCGCCAATGGCCCGCCAAAGGCCGTTGCCAGTGTCGGCGCTACGGTGCCGATAATCTTAAGAAACTTACTCATCAGCCGCCTCCCCTACGAACTTGCCCGGCGAGACCAGCCCGTCAGGAACACTGACAGCTTGGGATTATTCTGTGCCAGCATTTGATAAAAGCCGAGCACACGCCCGCGCAGTGCGCCCATCAGCGAAGAGGCAAAGCCGTTACGCGACAAATTACGGGCAAGGTTAATCGTTGCAGGCCCGATAACACCGTCCACCTGCAAGACCTTATCGGAATAGGCCGCCGCATTCAGGGTGCGTTGTAACAGCTTTATGGCCTGTTTGGGCCCCATATTGATGGCCATATCAAAGACCTTCACCGCGAGGCGCGGCGGCAATTTGTGTATCTGTGTCGGATACCAAAACTCTTTAATGTAAATCTCGCCTGCCTGATCAATGGTCAAGGCGCGAATATCTTCGGCGTCAATATCCCCGTCCCCGTCCAGATCATAATCCATGATACCGTCAAGGTCTAAATCCTCGGTGTGCGCTTTAAGAAACCGCAGAGAGATACCGTAATTGGTCGCGCCGCCAGGGTCGTTAGGGTGATCAACAAAACCCGTGCCATCAGGGCGCACCTCATGGGACAGCGCATTAAGCACGGCGATTTCGCGCAAGGCAGACTTTGTCATCCACTTTGCATTGGCTTTCAGAAAATCATCTATGAATGTATGCGGTGTGGACACAATAATAGCCTCTTGGGGTGAAGCTAAGATGTGGGCGCATAAGACCCGCCAACGCACCCGGAACCGGGTTCCGGGACGCTGAGTATTTAGGGTCTATTCAGGAAAGAGCGGAAGAGGCTTAGGACGGTGCTTTGTCCAGCGATGCGTCCCGTTGCGTATCATACGCACATATCGCTCTGTGCAGCCGCACTTACGCGCTATATCGTTATTTGACAAGCTTTTATCATCCAGCAGGGCGCGTATCTTATCATTATCCGTGACGCGCTTTTTCTTGGCGGGGCCCATAGGCACAATGATTTCGCCCGGGCCGAACTCTTTACAGAGCAGACGGGCATCCTCGAGCCCTAGCTTCTGCACCAATGTATGCCCGTCTGTCAGGCTGTCAGGTGCTGGCAAATAAAGCGTGGTCCCGCCATATTCCTGCGCAAGCTTCAGCGCGGCAGGCATACCCGCCATATCCTTATAGAACTCCAAAAGCTCCGGCATGATATCAAGCTTAGGCGTTATGTGTCAGCTCCCCGCTTAAACCCTCACGGGCAATCCATTTCTTCAGGCCTTCAATAATGGCCCAGGCCTCGCCGTCATCCAGCCATTCCGTATTGGCAAGACCATCAGGACGGTCATAGGTTTTGGTCATGCGCTTGACATAGCCATCAGGCCGCTTGGCTGTGACCTTGCCGTTATCATGCAGGATTTTCCACAGCACATAAATCTTGCGCACCATGGGCCGATTGGACGGCGTTCTATATCCCTTTGGGCGCGGGGCCGCAGCAGGTTTAGCTTTGCGCTTCACGCCGCCTTGCCAGCCGCGCGATTTAAAGTGATCAAGCAGCTTGCCGAGCTGGTGATGGTTAAGCTGCGAGGCTGAGCTTGCCCCTTCGACCACAAGGCCAATAGAGGCGCGGTAAACATCATCGCTTAGCCCCATCTCTTTTTTGGC